TATTTGACCGGCGACGGCCAAGACCTCGTCGTGACTCCCGGCGACGGGACGTGGTTTCTGCACGCTCCGCACGGCGATCGATCGTGGCTATGGGGCGCGGTTCGCGCGCTCGGGATTCCGTGGCTCATGCGGACGTTTTCTTATCGCGACTGGGCGCGGTATTCCGAAAAGCACGGCATGCCCGTGCTCGCGATTCACGAGCCGTTCTTCGCTCACGACGACGTCGAAGGCGCAGGCGGAACGGGTTCGGGTAGCGGCGCTACGGCCATCTATTCGCAGTTTCGTAAACTTGGCTCCGAGGCCGTTCTCAGGCTCCCGCAAGGCGCAACCAAGGACGACGGAGGCTGGAAAGCCGAATGGCTCGAGCCCAAGTCGGCGACCTATGACGGTTTTCGAATGTTCCTTGCGGAGCTTCGATCGTCGATCCGGCTCGTCATTCTCGGCCACGACTCCGAAGCGGGCGCAAAGGGTGGCGACGGCGAACTAGCAGCCCAACGCGTGAAGGTCGAATATCTCTCGGCCGATTGCGAGCCGCTTTCGACGTCGCTGCGGCAACAGGTCCTCAAACCCTTCGTGGTCTACAACGTCGACCCGAACCGGCCCGAGCTTGCGCCTTGGCCGCGCTGGGATACGCGACCGATTCCCGACCTCAAAGGCCGCGCCGAAATGCTCAATGCGCTTGGTGACGCATTGACCAAGCTCGCAGCGAACGGCGTCGACACTGGCGAAATCCTCGAGGAGTTCCAGCTCGAGGCGGCCGGTGAGGACGACGACGAAGAAATGCCAGAAGAGCCGGACATTCTCTCCGAAATCACGCTAAGCATCCCGCCGGATTCGGTCCGCGCAGAAGCGCGCAAGGGCCTCGAATGGCGTCGACGATTCAAACGCGGAGGGACCTCGGTCGGGCTATATCGCGCGCAATCGCTTGCGCGAGGGGATAAGATCCGCGAAGATACAATCTTGCGGATGGTTAGCTACTTTGCGCGCCACGAAGTCGATAAGCAGGCCGATGGGTGGTCGCCTGGTGAGCCTGGATTCCCTAGCGCTGGGCGCATTGCGTGGGCGCTATGGGGAGGCGATCCTGGTCGCGCTTGGGCAGAGCGAATCGCCGAACAGATCCGAGAAGGGAAAACCCCACAATGAGCCACCGAATCAACGTAACCGCTCCGTCGCCGGACGAGCTTGCGCGACGACGCCAAGCCGAAGCCCTGGAAGCAGAGGCCGCAAAGGCCCCTGCACCCGAGCCCGAGCCCGCGCCTGCCCCGAAGGTCAAGCGATGAGCAAAACGCGCATCGAAGAGCGTTTCTCGCTCTGCGTCGAGCTCGACGGCGATGCGGCTCCGACCGAGTTCCGTATTCTGGTCGCTGGCGACAATCCGACGCGCAAGGGGCTCCTCGTGTTCGACGATTCGGCTGCGCAGTCCGTCTCGAGCGAATACGAAGCCGGAGGCGTGGAGCTGCCTCTCGATTACGATCACGCGATGGCCGATCCGATGGCCAGACCGGCCGAGCGAATCGCTGCGGGTTGGTTCCGGCCCGAGATTCGAGGCGGTGAGCTTTGGGCTTCGGATGTCCGGTGGACGCCGAAGGGCAAGGCCGCTGTCGAGGCTCGTGAATACCGCTACACGTCGCTTTGGGGCGACGTCGAGCCGCTCGATAAGAAGGGCTCAAAGATGCGTTTGACGCGGCTCCGCAACGTCGCGCTAACCAATACTCCCGCGACCATCGGCACGCTGCCGCTCGTCGCTTCGGAGGTTCGAGGAGACCAAATGAGCAATCTCGTTCTCTCGTTCCTCGAGGTCTCGGACGAATCCGAGGCGATCGAGAAAATCAAGGCGACGTCGGCGATCCTCGCAGACGCGGCTAGCACGCTGAACGTGCCAGCCGAGGCGATCGGGGCGGCCGTCCGCGCTCTCGTGCTCCGTGCGGAAGCTGGTGACGCTGCCGTCGCCGAGCTGTCTGCCGTTCGCGCTCGTGAGGCCGAGGCCAAGCGAGACGCGCTCATCGCGCAGCTCTCCGAGGCTGGCCAGCTCCCGCCGGCTCTGCATTCGTGGGCGCGCACGCAATCGATCGAGAGTCTCGAGACGTTCGGCGCGCATGCCCCGCGAATCGTCGAAACCAAGGCGGCACCCGTCGCCGTCGTCCCTCCGAGTGGGCCGTCCGTCGCGCTCACCGAGGAGGAGAAATCCGTTGCAAAGGCCCTCGGCCTTAGCCTCGAAAAAGTCGCAATCCACAAGGCGGCCCTCGTGGCCGAGGAGATCTGAAAAATGGCTGCATTGACTGCCGCACGAAACACCGTCGAGAAGGACAATCCCGCTGCATTCGCGCACGAGCCGGCCGCTGGCGTCGCCGCTTCGACGACGATCTATCAGGGCTCGATCGTCTCCAAGAACGCGTCGGGCTACCTCGTTCCCGGCTCGACGGCGACCACGCAGGTCGCAATGGGCGTTGCCCAGGAAACCGTGGTCAATAGCGGCTCTGCAGGCGCGGTGAAGGTCAAGCTGCGCTCGTGCGTCGCGAAGTTCGCGAACAGCGCGGCGGGTGACCTCATCGGAATCGCAGACGTCGGCGCTAACTGCTACATCGTCGACGACCAGACGGTGGCCAAGACCGATGGAACCGGTACGCGCAGCGTCGCCGGCAAGGTGTTCGAAATCGCCGCCGACGGCGTTTTCGTCAAGCTCGGGCTCTTCTGACAGCGCATAAGGAGGCGCAAAGACAATGATCATCAATAACGCGTCGCTCGCAGCGCTGCGGACCAACTTTTCGAACATCTTCCAGTCGGCGTTCTCGTCGGCTCCCGTGTTCGCCGACCAGCTCGCGACCACGGTCGCATCGAGCACCGGCGTCAATACCTACGGATTCATGGATCGCATCCCCAAGATGCGAGAATGGGTCGGCGAGCGCCAGATCCAGAATCTCAAGGAATACGGCGCAACGATCGTCAACAAGCCCTACGAGCTGACCGTCGGCGTCGACCGCGACGACATCGAGGACGACAATCTCGGCGTATACGCGCCGCTCATGGCCGAGATGGGCCGCCAGGCCGCGAAGTGGCCGGATCAGCTCCTCGTCGCTGCAATGCAGGCGGGTACGTCGACGGCCGGATTCGACGGCGTCAACTTCTTCTCGAACGCTCACCCGCTGAGTGGGTCGAACCAGTCGAACAACTTCACGACGACTGCTCTGACCGCGCCCAACTACGCATCGACCCGCGCTTCCATGATGGCGCTCGTGGGTGCCGATGGGCAGCCGCTCGGCGTAATGCCGGATCTGCTCGTCGTCCCTCCGCAGCTCGAGGGAGCGGCGCGCACGATCCTCAATGCGGAGATGATCGCCGACGTCAACGGAGGTGGAACGACCAACATCTGGCGCAATAGCGCTCGGCTGCTCGTCGTCCCCGAGCTGGCGAACGAGGGGACGACCTGGTACCTCGTCGACAGCTCGAAGGGCGTAAAGCCGTTCATCTTCCAGAATCGCAAGAGCCCGCTCTTGACGATGAAGGACGGCGAGAGCGACGACAACGTGTTTCACCAGCGCCAGTTCATTTATGGCGCGGAGAGCCGCGGAGCCGTCGGATACGCGCTGTGGTTCCTCGCCGCGCGCTGCATCGCATGAGGAAGCAATGCCGCAATACGCCGAACAAGCCGATCTAGCGCGGTTTGGGTTGCCGCTTGCTGCAACGTCTGGGTTGTCGTCCGACGACCTCGACGCGCAGCTTGCGGCGGCCTCGGCGGTTGCGGATTCCTACATCACGAGCCGGGGTTATTCGACCCCGCTCGCGACGTGGGGCGACGACCTCCGCGCGGCAGTATGCAAGCTCGCCGCGTGGTCTGTGCTCACGAATCTTCGTGGCGTGAATCCCGAAGATCCTGGACACGAGGCAATCCGGCAAGCGCACATCGATGCAACGTACTGGCTCCGAGACGTGGCCAAGGGTGTCGCGAACCTCGCGGGCCAATACACGCAGACGCGGCAAAAGCCGGCCGTTATGCAGATTTTCAACGACGGTGCAGCCGACACGGAGACTCGTGGCTGGTAGGGTCTCGGTGACTGGCGACTTCGATCGCTTGGCTCGGCTCGTCGACAAGATCGACGATCCTAGCGAGGCATTCGACCAAGATGGCGGCAAGATTGCCGCTACCGTTCGCCAGCAATACCGCGAAGGATTCGATCAAGGACGCAGCCCATACGGTGGCGTATGGGCCCCTCGCAAAGAGGCCAAGGGCGGCAGAACGCTCGTCAAGACCGGCGCGACTCGCAACGCGTCGGTCGTCTACCTGAAAAGCTCCAACGCGGTCCGAATCAACTCGACACCGTGGGCCCGCTATCACCAGTTCGGCACGAGCAGGATGAACAACCGCGCCATGATGCCCTATGAGCAAGCGTCGTCGTGGGACGAGCCGATTAGTCGGACGCTGCTCGACGCGTTCGCGCGATTCTTTGGAGCGGACTAGTGGCTATCGTCGCCGAAGCCTTGAAGTTCCCACTCGAGGAGCTTGCCGCGCAAGCGCAAGCGCTGCTCGTGGCCGCTGGCGACATCACGCCGCATTTCTTCGGAGAGAAGCATCTCGCGGCCAACTACGCGCCTCCGCGATACGTCTGGGTGCCGTCGGGCACGGTCACGCGTAAAGAGATTGCCACGCGAACGCGGGACGACTTTCGGCCGCTGGTTTCCTCGATCGAGCGCATCGAGGTGCATTGCTGGGGCGGCAGTTTCCGGCAAGCGTGGAATCTTCGCTGCAACGCACTAGTCGCGATGAAGCGGCTCGGTCAAGCGGACCTCGTGCTCGAGTCGGGAGATTGGCTGAGGCCAGCGCAAGGGTGGAATCAGGCTGGCGAGGTCTACGTGCTAATCTGCTCGCTCATCGTTCCGACGATCGACGTTGTCGTAGACCCGTCGAGCCTCACGCCAGAGATTCCCGCAACGCCTGGTGTCGTTCCGACCGGGTACGAAAACGGCGTCTACGTGTCGCAGAATCCGGCGATTCTGGGCGAGCAAATCATCGAGGAGATCCCCGAATAATGGCAAAGAAAGACGAAGCGGAGGCCGCGAAGCCGGCCGCAGAAACCAAGTCGTGGGAGCAATGGGGCGAGGCTAAGGGCCACGTCGCCAAGCTCCCGAAGCCCTCGCTGCTCGGGCCTCGACTCGTCGCCCACACCGGGCCGGACGTGCGCGTGGTTCGCGCGTATTTCGGGTGGGCAATCGGTAAGCAACTCACCGCTGCGGAATACGATGCCGCGGTCGATCTGGTATACAATCAGCTGACGCTCCGCTGAGCGCAAAGGGAGAGAGATAATGGTTTACCCGATTCCCGCGTCTAGCGGCGCGATCACCGACGGTGGGTTGGGCGTATTGCCCGAGGACACCACACAGACCTCGTGGAAAATCGGTTCGTGCTCGAGCGGCGTTGCCGGCTCGATCTACACGTTCCGTGGCACCGATACTTCGAGCGTCGTCGCTACGCTGGGCTATGGCCCGCTGGTCGATGCGACGATCTATCATCTGCTGCATTCGGGCGGCAAAACGGTATACGCCTACAAGGCAACGACCTCGACTGCTGGCACCAATAGCGTCGTCACGGCCGTTGGCACCTCGCCTGCGCTCACGCTCACGGGAGCGCCCTACAATCAGGCGCAGGGCAAGGTCGTCATCGTCGCCGGTGGTGTAATCGGCACGTCGACGTTCCGCTATTCGACGGATGGCGGAGACACGTTCTCCGACGAGATCGCGACCGCTGCGACGTACCTCATCACCGAGCTCGGCGTCACGCTGAACTTCGCGGCTGGAACGTACGTCTCGGGCGATAGCTACACCTGGACGTCGACGGCTCCGGGCATGACGACCACGAACATCGGCAATGCGATGGACGCAATCATCGCTTCGCCACTCGAGGCGGGTTTCGTGCACCTCGTGGGCGTGCCTTCCGACGCGGCTGCTACCGTGGCAATCACCGCGCTTCTCCAGACCAAGATCGAAGCGGCGCTCGCGGCGAAGAAGTATCTCTTCGCGATTCACGGCAGCGCTGCGGTCGATAAGGCCCTCCTTATCGCTGCCGCGACGTCCGTCTCGGCCAAATACGTCATGGCATGCGCGGGCTTCTTGGAGCTGGTCAACGACCGCACGGGCAAGATCGAGAAGCGACCGAGCGACATCGTGATCGCTGCGCGTGTCGCACGTAACCCAATCTCGGTCGACCTCGCGCGCGACGTTGCCGACACGGTGCTCGACCCGGTCGCGCGTGTCTCTACGCTCGTCCCGCCGGGCGCAGTGGCCGCCGACGGCTACCACGACGAAGCCGCCACGCCGGGCCTGAATCAAGCCCGATTCGCCACGTTGATGACCTTTACGGGTCGCGCTGGCGCATACGTCACGAACGGCGCAATGATGGCCCCTAGCGGCTCGGACTTCGGCCTCGTCCAGTTCGTTCGCATCGCCATGCGATCGGCGCAGCTCTTCTACTTGTGGTCGCTCGACAATCTGTCGCAGCGCATTCGCAAGGACCCGGCGACGGGGTATATCCTGCCGGCTGTCGCAAACGCTCTCGAGGACGACGCGACCACGTTCCTCCGCGCTGGCGTTGGCCAGCACGTCGACGGGATCAGCGTCGTAATCAATCGCTCCGACAACCTCAGCGCCGATCCGACGCTGCGGTACAAGATCCGGCTCGTCGGGCCGGCATACGCCAAGGAAATCGACTGGGAGCTCGGCCTCGTGGCCAGCCTGCCCGAGTGATAGGAGGATTCGACGATGCCGCTCCAATACCCCAATAGGGCCGGATTCATCTACACGCTGCAGAGCTGCACTCTGCAGGAGGGTCCCGAAGTGCTCAAAGGCATTCGCGGGATCTCGTTCTCGGCCAAGACCGAGGGACGCAAGGCCGTCATGGCCAATGGCGAAACGGCCGTCGGCTTCACTCGAGGACAGAAGATGTTCGAGGGCTCGGTCAAGCTGATCCTCGACAGCCTCCTCGACTATCACGCCACGCATCAAGCGCTGCTCGACGAGCTGCACACGTTCACTGTGAGCCTGGAAGAGGGTTCGCGCCTCGATTCGATCAAGATCGAGGACGCGGCGTTCTCCGAGTTCTCGGCAGACATCTCGGGCAACGAAGAGATCGAGGTCGAGGTCCCGTTCCTCGCTCTTCTCATCTCGATCAACGGCAAGCCGCTCGCGAGCAAGGGGCCGCTAAGCAACCTCGCCGCTGGCGAGACGGCCTAAGCTAGACACGACAACACACGAGAGGGGTCGCAATGGAATACTCGATCAACGTAGGAGGGCGACGGCTGCCGTTTCGCATGCCGTCGCTCGACGAACTAAGCCAGCAACGCAAGGCCGTTCGCCAAGAAGCGAAGCGGTTGAAGGGCCTCAAAAAGCTGGTCCGCGATTGCTGCCTCGACCAGCTCGCGCTCGACGAGGTCCTAGAGGAGCGGAGCGGCGCTTACGTGGCGCTCGGCGACGCGATCCTTACCGCGTCGGGTGCAGTGGGCCCGCTTGAAGTGCTCGATGAGCACGAGGTCTCAGAAGCGCAAGGCAAGGCCCTCGTCGAATGCGCGTCGCATGGCAAGCTACTCGCGGTGCGCTATGTGCCCAAGTTCGGCGCGTCGATGGACTTGGTGCTGCGCACGTTCACCGATCGCGAGCTGGACGAATACACGCGAGGGTCCGAATCGGTCGCGAGCTGTAAGCAAATCGCAAAGCGCGTCGTCAAGCTCGGCGACATCGATACGATCGAAGCCAAGGCACCCGGCCTGTTCATCGCGATCTGTGAGTTCCTAACGGAGCAAACGGGCGCGTTGATGGAGATCGAGCTGGGGGAAGCGTAAAGCTCCGCGACGCGGCCAAGGGCAACGAGTATTTGCACGCTCGGTTGCTCTTGGCAGCGCGAGGGATTGAGCCGAACCCTCGTGCTGTCGCTGGCGCAATGCTCGAGGCCGAGCGCGACCGGCTTATGATAGGCTTCATCCGAGGAATGGCGAAGAATGGCTAGAGCGGGACTCACTTGGACGCTAAAGCTCAACGACGCCATGTCCGGCGCGGCGAAGAAGATCGCCGCATCGCTCGACAAGGTCCAAGGCGAGCTGGAAGCGCTCGATAAGGCCAAGGTCGACGGCCCGGCCGAGAGCGTAAAGAAGCTGCAGGACCGCCTCGAGTCGCAGCAGCAGAAACGATCCGAGCGCGAGTCGGATCGTGCTCAAAAGTCGAGCAAGCGAATCGCCGAACAAATCGGATCGGTCGAAGAGAAGGCGGCCGAGCGTTCCGCTACGGTGCGGGAACGACTCGAGAGCAAGGCCGTCAAGGCTCGTGCGCGAGTGAATAACCAAGCTGCGGGGCAAATCTCTCGTGGAGAGACCAATCTCGCAGAAATGCGCGCGCGCTATGACTCAATGGTCAAAAAGGACGGCAAGCGCGGCGTCAAGCTGAAAGAGAAGATTGCCGCACAGGAGCAAATCGTCGGCGAACTACGGCAGAAAACGAAAGAGCGAGCCGAGTCGGAATATCGCCGTTTTACGGACGAGGCTTCGAAGTACGAAGAGAAGCAAAGCAAGGCGGCCGCGCGAACTAGAGCAAGGCTCGAAAAGCAAGAGGCGCAGCGCGCGGAGCGATTCGCGGAGCGTTCGGCGAAGCAGGCGCAGAAGTCGCAAGATCGAATCGCCAAGCTCACGACGGCCGAGGCCGAGCGCTCCGAAAAGCAGATTGCGCGCAAGCGAGAACAGCTCACCAAGCGACGCGAAAAGCTAGAGCAACGATTGCAAAGAGCCCAAGCGCGCAAGACTACAAAACGGGCAGGCGCAGGCGATGGGATGTTAGGCGCTGGCATGCTCGGGGCGGTGACGACAGGCGCAATGCTTGCGGCCGACGCGATTGCCGCTCTTGCCAATGCTGTCGTTGCGCTCGGTCAACGCGTGATCGAGCTGCAGTCGTTCAAGCAGGCAACACAGTTTGCGTTTCGGCAAATACTTGGATCTTCGGCTGCGGCCGATGATGCGTGGGGACGAGCGCAAAAGATCGCTGAATCAACGGGCATCTCGATCCAAGAGATTGCAGGCAGCATGAACGCGTTGCTTGCTCAGGGTATGGGAATCGGAGAGGTCGAGGAGCTGACCAAGCGATTCGCAGACCTCAAAGCGCTAAACCCTGCGGCAAACATCGACGGCATTGCTCGCGCGCTTATGCAGATCAAGGCCACGGGCAAGCTGCAGGGCGACGAGCTTATGCAGCTAAACGAAGCCGGTCTCGCAAGCGACAAGGTTTACGCACAGCTCGAGAAGCGCTTGGGCAAGACTCGCGATGAAATCTTGAAGATGCAGGCGGCAGGCAAGATCTCATCGCAGGACGCGATCGAGGCCATCAAGGCGGCCTTGCGTGAGACGACCGGCAAAGAGGCCGGAGCAGTAGCAGCCGAAATGGCTGAAAAAACGCTAGGCGGCGCTATCGGTCGGCTCAAAGTCCAGTTCGAGAAGCTGTTGATGATGGATAGCCCGGCCTTCGAAAAGGTCGCGAAGCTCGTAAACAAGATCTCCGATGGTCTCGCGAGCGGGAAGGCGCAGCCGATCCTCGACGCAATCTTTGAATCGATCAACAAGATCACGGATGCCTTGCTCGCCATTCCGGCCGATAGCATGGCCCAAAAGATCCAGGCCGTTGCGTTCGCCATCGGTGCAGTAGGCTCCGCGATTGCCTTCACGATTACAGCGCTAGACAAGATCCAGGCAGTAGCGATTACGGTATGGACTGGGATCTCCGCTGCAGTCCAAACGACGGTTGACGCAATCAACAACGTTAGCGCTAGCGTCGGAGCCGTGATCGATAAGGTCCTAAACCTTGGGAGCACATTCGAGGAAGGCGGCCGCAAGATGGGCACAAGCCTCGTGCAAGGCATCATCGCCGCAATCGCCGGCGGTGGCGGTGCCATCGCGAGCGCTGTCTCGGCTGTCGTTACGGAAGCGGTCAAGGCTGCGGTGGAAAACATCGGAGACGTCGATCTAAGCCTTGGCGGTAGCTTTGGCGCTTCGCCGGCTGGTGATGCGATGATGATGGGAGCTATGGCCGGTCGCGAGGTACGCAGCACAACGACGAACAAGCAATTTGCTCCGACTGTCAACGTCAACATCTCCGGTGGAGCCTCGAACACCGGTGGCATCGTCGGAGCAATCTCCGACACCCTCAAATCCCTTAACAATAGCTTCGCATGACCGAGATCCTACCTGGACCGTGGGCCGAGTTCTCCGACGTTTGGGATACGCTGTATCTCGGCGGCAAGGAATGGCCGGGCATTGCCAAGGTCACGGTCACTCGCGCTAACAAGTGGGACGAAAAAAAGGCCAAGGGCTCGAACAACGCCGATCGAACGTACACCGGCACCGATCCCGCTAAGGTAAAGATCGAGCTGCGTTTCTGGAACGCTGCGGATCAATACGACGTGCTTGTATCTGAGTGCCTTCCGATCGTCGAGCCTGAGGACGAGAAGAAACGCAAAGACCCGCTCGACATTTCGCACGCTGTCACGCAAGCGCGCAAGGTGGCCAAGGTCACGGTGGATTCGGTATCAGGACCCGACGACAACGGCGATCAAACCTGGACGTTCACGATCGAGGCAAGCGAATACAAGGCCCCGACGACCGTTTCTACGTCTGGCGGCAAGGGCACCGGCGGCGCGATGACATGCGCGCAGATGCAGCAAACCTATTCGTGGTTCGCGAAAGAGCTGCAGCGTCTAGGTGCGCTCGCGCTGCAATACAGGCAACAAGTACAGGCGGCCGAACTTCTGGCCGTGTTCGACCCTGGGGCATTGGCCGCAGCGCAAGGTCTCGAGCGAGCCAATGCAGCGCAGATTGCTGGAAACTCTGCGGGGCTCGCTAAGGTCTCGGCCGAAATGGCGCGCAAGGGATGCCCGTTGCCTCCCAGCTCGGGCGGAGGCGTTGGCCCGTGACGTTCGCTCGCATCCAATCGATCCCGGTCTCGCGCGGTAGCGTCCGCGTTCCGCTCGTCGGGACGTGGGAGGCGAGCCTAACCGTGACCGCAGACGACGCGCGCGACCTCACCGGGCGCGTTCGCCTCGACATGGGTGGGCAATCGTGGTCGGGCACAGTGCTGCGGGCCGAGGCGGACCTAGGCGGCCTCGTCACGGTGCGCGTCGTGGGCGGGGCTGGTGGTCTCGCGACGGTGCTAGAGCCCAAGGCCTACAGAAGCGCCACGAGGAGGGTGCTACTCGCCGATGCCCTTGAGGTGGGCGGTGAATCGATTTCGAGCGCGTCCGATGCCTCGTGGCTGGCCGTTTCGGTCGACCGGTGGACAAGGCCACGGCAGACGGTCGGGGAGCTTGTGCGGGCCGTACTGGACGGAACGGGCTACTCGTGGCGGATCGGCTCCGATGGTGCCGTCGTTTTCGTCGCAGAGACGTGGCCCGAGGTCTCTCCGCAGTCGACGATCGAGTCCGAGGACCCGACGCGCGACGAGCTTGTGGTGGCGCTCGAAGGGCTCGACGTCCTGCCCGGTGTCACGTTCGCAGGTCGACGCATCTCGAGCGCTACCTATGAGTTTGACGCGGCGAAACTACGCGCGCTCCTGTCGTACGACGAAGGCGGGCGCGATGGCGCTGCCTCCGAGATCGCGAAGTTCATCAAGCGCGAAATGGGGAGCGTGACGCTGCTCCGGCCGTTGACCGGTCGCGTGCTGTCTCAGGCCGCAGACGGGACGCTCGACGTGCGCGTGTTTGATGCGGATATGCCCGACTTGCAGCGCGTGCCAGTGCGATTCGGCGTGGCTGGCGTGGCCGTGAATCGCGTTAGCGCTGGCACTGAGTGCTACGTGGTCCACGAAAACGGAGACGCGCGCAAGCCATACGTGGTGGGCTTTGCGCCTGGTTCGGCTGTGTCGATCGAGGTCGACGCGGGCGAAGCAAGGATCTGCGGCTCCGATTCGCTGGCTCTAGCGGCTCCGCTCGAGGCATGGGCTGCACAAGTGCAAGCGATGTCGGCCGGGCTGGCGGCATGGGCTGCGATCGTCGTCGCTCAAAATCCGACGATCCCGGCGTTGGCCGGCGCTCCGATTAGCCCGCTGGTCGGTGTCGCGACAACCAAGATCAAGGGGGCATGATGGCCGGCGAATACGGTATCGACTGCAGTACGTTCGTCGGCGGTAAAGCGGACCTGGACCCGCGTTTCGCGACGATCGATACCACGATCCTCGTGGCCGAAGCGTGCGCGCGTCGGCTGATTACGCCGCGCGGATCGCTCATCGGCGATCCTGAGTATGGGTTCGATCTGCGCGAGTTCTTGGGTGCTCGAATCACGAACGTGACCCGCGCGCGGATTATCGCCGGTGTCGAGGCCGAATGCCGCAAGGACGAGCGCGTCGACTCGGCTCGAGTCGTCCAGGCGCAACTCCCAACGCCGGCCGATTCGCGGCTGACTTTGCGCGTCGCGATCGTGGTCTCTGCAGAGACGCTTCAATTTGTGCTATCTGTTGACCGGTTGACTGCGGAGGTCCTCATCAATGGTTGACTTTGCCGATTTGATCGAACCGGTCACCGAGGATGAGATCCTGCAGGAAGAGCTGAATGTTCTCGAGCTGCAGGGATTCCCGGTCTCAGCGTGGCAAGCAGGCAGCGTTCCGCGCACGCTGCTCCAAGCGTTCGCCAACGTCATGCAAGACGCATGGAGCACCATCCAATCGGTCGCCAAGGGCTCGACGCTGTCGACGGCCGAAGGCGGATGGCTCGACCTGCTAGCGGCCTCGCAATACGACGAGACGAGGCAGCCCGGCGTGTTTGCCACGGGCACGGTGCGGCTCACCGATGCCGGTGGTGGGCCTCACACGATCGCGGTGGGCCAGCTCTACGTCGCGACGTCGAGCGGCCTCCGCTACCGCAACACGACCGGCGGAACGCTGCCGCTCAATGGCGTTCTCGATCTAACGTTTCGCGCCGAATCCGTGGGCAGTGACTACAATGTCGCGAACGGGGCGATCACGGAGCTGGTGACTAGTCTCTCCGGCGTATCGGTGAGCAATCCGGCCGTCGGGGTCACTGGGACGTGGCTCTCGGTCTCGGGCGCACCCGAAGAGACAGACACCGCGCTTCGCGAACGATGCCGGGCCAAGTGGGCGACGCTGTCGACCGGTTCGCCGGTCTCGGCGTACGTGTACTGGGCCCTATTGCAAACCAACGTTACGCGCGCGGCCGTGGACGACGCGAATCCGCTAGGGCCTGGCTCGGCGCGTGTCTACGTCGACAACGCTGGCGCAGTGGCCGCGACGCAGGCGTATATCGACGCGCGTAAGCCGCTGGGAACGCTCATCAACGTAGCGGCTGCAACGACGGTGTCTGTGCCAGTAGCCGGCACGGTCTATCTGCAGGCCGAACAGTTAGCAGCGGCGCAAACCAAGATAGCTAGCAATCTCGCCGCGCTGTCGCTCGAAACGCCGATCGGAGGACGCATCTACGCGGCCGAGATCATCGAGCAGGTGATGAGCGCTCCAGGCGTGTTCAATTTCGTTCCGCTCGGGCTCACAGACACGATCCTAGGCGTTGGACAGATCCCGCAGATCGACGCGTCTGCTCTTGCGTTCGTGACGGTTTGACCATGGCCGAATACGAATCCTGGATCGGTGAAAATCTGCCGCCTTGGCTCCTCGGTGAGTGGGGCGAGCGCTACCGCGTAGCGGTTGGCGGAATCCTCGACGCTGCCGCGCTCGGGACCACTGGCGGCATCGGTGAGGCGAGCAAAGCGCATTTCGTCGGGTTGGCTCCGCAGGATGCGCTGCCGCTCTATCAGACGGATCGATGGGTCCCGAGCATCGCGGGCGAAACCCTCGAGGCGCTGCGGCTGCGTCTGCAAGAGGCCTGGGACGCGTTTTCAGGGCTCGGACCAACGGCGGGGCTGAAAGCCTTCGTCGATGCCGCCATGGGTACGCCTTGCACGATCTACGACGTGGCGAACGATGGTTGGTTGACCGGCTATCAGCCGAGCAACCTCGAGGACGCCAATGCCGACAACTGGTCGCGCTTCTGGGTCGTGTTCGCGGAGCCGCATCCGTGGGCTCCGGTTTACTTCGGCCCGTCGCTCACGTTCGGGCCTGATACGACGTTCGGGCTCGACATAACGCAGAGCGAGCTGGCGCTACTCAGACACACGATCCAGCAATACCGACCCGCGCATATGTTGCCGGTTGAGGCTTGGATCGTCACGGACGCTACGACGCCGGCAGCGCTAAAAGCCAATCACACGGTCACGGCGAACGTCTACCGGTTCCCGCTATTGGTGCGAACGTGGTACTCTGCGTCGCTGCCGCAGTTCAATGGTGGGCGCACGTTCGGCGAACGTTTCGTAGAGAGGTCGACATGACGAAACTCCTGACAATCGACACCGCTGCGCCTTGGGCCGGCACGGTCACCACGATCACGAACGGCGACCCGGCGAGCGAGGCGACGATCGACACCGTCATGGATTCGATCGCGGACCGTCTTGGCTACCTCAAAACAAGGGCCGAAGATTCGCTCCGGCTCGTGTCTGGTAGCGTGCAAACGCTCACCGGCGCAGGCTCGATCGACTTCTCGAGGGCGCTGAATCTCAATGCCTTGGTTGCGCTGAATAGCGCGCTGGGGATGGTCGTAAACGGCGGTTCGGGCCTGTCCGTCGCTTCGGGCGCGTTCTTGGCTGTCGATGGGCTGCTCAACGTCACTGGGGCTATTGCATCCGAGTATCAGGTTCTGCCCGATGCCAACGCATCGATCACGATGGGTTTTTTCGAGCATCGCGTCCCGGCTCTCACCGCTGCCCGAATCTATACGCTCCCGAACGTGGCTTCGCTGCCGTTCGGAGCTGGGCCGCGATACCGACTGCGCGTGAGCAAGCTGGACATCTCTACAAATCATCAAGCCAACATCATCGACCCAACCGGCGCGAACATGATCACGCTCGGCTCAGGAGTTGACCGGCGCGGTTGGGCCGAGTTCGTCACGAGCGCGACCGGTGAGTGGAGGGTGTCCTCCTGGGGTGGGGACACGTCGTCGTTTAGCTCGCGAGTGTGAGGACCACATGACGAAGCCGCTGACCATCGACACCGCAGCAACCTGGACGGGTTCGCTGACTACGATCCAGGACGGAGATCCAGCGAGCGAGGCGACCATGGACGTGGTCGTCGATTCGATCGGCGATCATCTTGGCTACCTCAAAACGCGCGCGGAAAACTCGATCCCGGCTACGCTGCCTGTTGCTGTCCCCTATACGCTCTCGGGCGTGTCCGGATCTCGCGTAGACGTGACGGTACCATTCCGTTTTTACTCTGGTGTCGACGTCTATTCGGCCGCGCTGACCGTGCAGAGCGGCGCGCAAGTCTTGTTTTCGGGCAGCTCGTCGCTCATTACAAGCACAGGATCAAAGACGACGATTCACGGCGCATTCGGCGCAGACTTTGAGATTCTTTCCGACGCGAACGGAACGCTCGGGTGGGCATTCGAGTCGCGCGTGCCGACGTTGACGGCTGCGCGGACCTACACGTTGCCCGATCCTGCTTCGATTTCGTTCGCTGCAGGGTACGCACGCAAGCGCGTCGTCAAGGTCAATAGCAGCGCCTTCGGGGTCAACATCAACGATCCGGTTGCTGGTCTAATCGGCACTATTGACCTTGGGGACCACAAGGGTTGGATCGACTTCGTGTTCGGGCCATCGAATAACACGTGGAGGGTTTCCGCTTGGGGCGGAAACGTCTCGTTCTTCTCGACCATGCTGTGAGGTCCTAAGTGGGTACAGCGCTCTCGGAACTACTCGCACAAGCGGCCTACGGCAAAAGCGCCTGGAAGCTCGCCTGTCGCACGGTCGCGACCTCGAACGTCACGCTCTCAGGCCTGCAGACGATCGGCGGGGTTGCGCTTGCGGTAGGCGATCGAGTGCTCGTCACGGGGCAAACCAACGCCGCGCAAAATGGGCCCTACACGGTCTCGAGCGGCGCATGGTCTCGAGGCATCGACTTCGATTCAGCGAGCGATGTCCAATATGGTTCGCGGTTCGCGATTACGGACGGGACCGCAGCCGGCCAAGTTTGGATGATGACGAGCCCGACGAGTGGCCCGATCGCGCTCGGTGCGACGCTGCTCACGTTCGCCAGGATTCCAAATGGCGGATGGGTCACGTCTGCGAGCGACGCGAACCATCTATACGTCTACGACATGCAAGAGAGCGATGGCGCTGTAACGCTGGTCAATACTGGCGTTGCGTCTGGTGGGAATCTCTCTCGTGTCGGGTCTGATTTCAAACTGAGTCAACGCAGAATCGTTGGCGCGAGCCTGTTTGGCTACAATATGGGCGGCCTGCCTGGTGGCTTGACGAGGTTCGAGGGGGCCGTCGATGTTCAACCGTCAAACGGTTATTCGATCGAGTGCTTCGTTGTTTCCGATAAGGCGCAGACGTTCTCGTCGGCAGGGTTGACTTTTCTCCACAAGTCGAACGGCGTTTACACTGACGGGATTTACCAAGGGATCACGAGCGGTTCGGCGACGCCGAAGTGGAATTGTGGACGGCAACTCGCGTCAGGATCCAACGTTGGATTTGACACGTCCGCGCCATTCCAAACGATCGTGTACGGCAAGCCTGAGCATTTGATGGTCGTCTACGACGTTACGGCTGGTCAGATCCGACAATACCGGAATGGTCTGTTGACCAACCAGGCTGCGGCTACCGGGGCGATGCCTGCGCTGCAGTGGTTCCAAATCGGATGCTGGCCGCCTGGACCATTCGAAGGCTATATTTCGCAGGTTCGCGTTAGCAATATCGCACGAAGCGCATCCTACGCAATCGAGCGAGCCAACAACTGCTTTGGCATCAATCCCTGAATGGATGGATCCTGATAGGATGCAATACATGCCGATCATGCCGGTCTCGAATGGCTCCGCGGAGCACGTCGCCGAGTCGCATCCAGAGGACGATCGCGAACTGCTCTTGCGAGCTGTCGAGGGTGCCAAGCTAGCAGCCGAAGAGGCCAGCAAAGCAGCGAAGCGCGTCGACGACTTGCGCACGAAGCTCGAGGCCGACATCGCAGACGCAGCGAAGCAACGCCGCACCATCGGCATGGCGACGATCCTCGCCGGCGTGCTGCCCGACTTGATGCGACTTCTGGGAGGCTGAAATGGGGCGCTGGATTCTCGACCATCCTGAGATCGCACTCGTCGTCGTGGCGCTCGCCGGCAACGCCCTCGCGGAGCTGCTTGAGAAGCTGGGCGCGAAACGGGCCGCCGGCGTCGTCGCCGCGCTCGTGCCGCACGTCCGCAGCCTCGTGGCGGTGTTCGTCGCGGCCAAGACTCACTCGGCGATTGCAGCCGACAGCGAATCTCGACCCCTCGCGCTGGACTCGCAATCGCCGGGTGAGGCTAACTCTGAGGAGCCCAAGCCGTGACCCTGTATGCGGGCGACAAGGGGCCGGCAAAGACGATTGCGATCACAATCGCGACCGGTGCCGTCCCTGGTACGTCGATCGCATCGGTTCGGCTGCGCGTGCGCTATCCCGACGGGACCGAGGCCGAATGGCTTCCGAGTGTCACAGCGACGTCGGCTACCTCGGTCACGTGCGCGTACGCGCTGCAGAGTGATGGCTCGTCCGTCCCGCTCGAGGGCTCCTATTACGTCCGCGCGTGGGGCTATACCGCGCTAGGCGCACAGATTCTCGATACCGACGAGGCATTGCTACGGGTCGCGCCTTCGCGGCATACTTGGCCCATCTGAGGAGATTCGATCATGGCAAACAAGATTTACCCGAAGGCTCTCGAGCGCTCTCTTTCCGCCGGTCTCGACCTCGGCGCTCACACGATCAAAGCGGTTTTCATCGACACCGCGACCTACACGTATTCGGACGCTCACGAGTTCATGTCCTCGGTCGCTGTCGGCGCGCGAATCGCGACGAGTGCCGCGCTCACGGGCAAGACGATCGCGACCGTGAACACCGACGACGTGCGCTTCGATGTCGCCGATTTCTCGGTGACTTTCGCTGCTGCACAGCCGACGTGCGAGGCCCTGATCTACTACGCCGAGATCGGTACCGACGCGCAGAACTACTTGATCAAATACATGGACACGAGCGCAAGCCTTCCGCTTACGCCTCCTCCCGGTGGAGGAACGGTCAACGTCACCGTGAGCGCCAACGGCGTTTTCGAGCTGCGCAACGTCTGAGGCTAGCCAATGGCGGCAAGCGTCAACACCAGCGGATCGCAAACGGCGGTCATCTCGACACAGCACGTGCTAGCGACCATCACGGCCGCTGGCACGTATCAGCTCGTCGTCGATATGTCTGCCATGGCTGGCGGCACGACTCCCGACGAGCTTCGCGTGTTCGTTTTTGGCAAAGCCCGAACGGGCGACGCAGAGGTGACCGAAGAGGTCTACCATTTCATCGGGGCTCAATCGAAGCCGCTATGGAGAAGCCCTCCGGTGTGGTCGCCGCACTATTACAAGGTGGCTATCACGCAAACGGCCGGAACCGGCCGCGCTTTCCCATGGGCTGTCTATCAGCCGTGAGGTGACCCAATGCCCTACGCAGCGGCGAGTTTCGGCGATTGCAGGACGCAGACGCTAGGCGCGGTCACGGGCACGTCAACGGGCACGCTCGTAACCGCAAACGCGACAGCGAACACGAAAGGGGCGTGGGTCTCGCTTGGTCAAGCTGCGCGCGCCTATGAGCTATTCCACGTCGGCATCGGTGCATCATCGGCCGCTGCCGATTACGTGTTCGACGTTGGCCTTAGTGGCGACGGAACGAACTTCTACGAGATCGCGACCAATCTGCGCCTTGGAGCGCTGAAAGGCGCGGCTGATTTGTTTCTCGGCTACACGATTCCCGTGCGCATTCCCGACGGGTTTTTCGTGGGGATGCGCTGCGCTGCGAGCACGGGCGGATCGACGCTCCGAGGCATCGTCACGGCCGCAACGTCGACGCCGCTATCGGCCGGCGGATTCTCGGAGCTGAACGCCTATTACACGCCGAATGCTTCTCGAGGCATTACGGTCGACGCGGGCGCAACCGCGAACACCAAGCCGGCCTGGACCAGCATCGGGACATTGAGCGCGGGCGAAACGGTGGACGCGATCATGCTCGGAATCGGACCCAATGCAGACGTCACGCGCACGGCTGCTACAACGGGTTTGCTCGACATCGGCGTTGGTTCCGCTGGCAATCAATACGCCGTGATCGAGAACATTCTGTGGGGATTCACGACGACGAGCGACACGCCTTTCCCCAACGTCGTCGGACCGTTGCCCGTGTCGATACCAGCGAACACAACGATCTGGGCGCGCATGCAATCGACGAACACCACGGCTGGAGATAGGACGATCGATTTGGCCGTCTGGGGCCTCATCGCGTGATCACGCAGCGGCTACTCCCGGTCCTATTCTACGACGAGACGATTACCGTCGCCGACGGTGTCGCAACGGTCGACGCCGTCGTAGGGACCGAGACGTTCACGCTCGTCGCGGCCGATACTGCCGCCACTGTCGACGCCTTCGTCGGGGCTGAGACCGCAGCCGTCGTCGTCCAGTTTGATGACGCGGCTGCAATCGTTGAAGCGTTCGAAGGCGTAGAAACCGTCGCGCACGTTGCGGTCGATGCGTTTGCGAACGTTTCGGCCGTACCTGGCACGGACACCGCAGCGCACGTCGCGCTCGACGTAGCCGCAACGGTCAACGCTGTCGCAGGCACCGAGACGGCCGCCCTGGTCGCGCTCGACGCGGTCGCAGCGGTCAACGTCTCGACCGGAGCGGAAACGCTCACCAACGTGGCGCTAGACGTCGCCGCGACGGTCGACGCTGTCGCCGGTGTCGAGCTCGTCGCGCTCGTCATGCTCGACGGGTTGGCCGTGGTCGATGCTGCCGCAGGCAGCGAGACGGCCGCGATCACAGTGCTCGACGATGCGACGCTCGGCCAAGCCTTCGTCGGAGCCGAGGCGTTCGACGCGCCGATCGCAGACGTCGTCGCTGTGGCCGAGGCCACGATCGTCCCCGAGGTCATCGCGATCCCTACGCCGGGATTCGACGATGCTCCGACCGAAGCGCTCGCCGTAGCAGGCACGGAGACGATCGAGCACGTAGCGCTCGACGGCACGACCTACGCCGACGCGTTCGTTGGGCCCGAGACGGTCGACCATGTCGCGCTCGACGCTGCGGCTATCGTCCAGGCCTTCGCCGGTGCAGAGCTGGCTACGATCACGGTGCTCGACGCATCGGCCTCGGTCGACCTCGAGGTGGGCGCAGAGTCGACCGGCGACGTATTCGACGACGGGGCCACCTACGCCGACGCGTTCGTTGGGTCCGATGCGTTCGACGTCGTCGCTCTCGACGTAGCGGCTACGGTCGACGCCACGGCCGGCGCGGAATCGTTCGCAGTCGTATTCCTCGACGCTGTCGCATACGCCGAAGCAAGCTCGCAGGCCGAGACGTTCGGATATTCGTTCAACGATGTCGCAAGCGTCGTCGACGCAGTCGCAACATCCGAAACGGCCGAGGTCCCAACGGTCGCAGATTCGGCAGCCGTCGCCGAGATTTCTATCGGAGCCGAGCTTGTCGGGACGACGTTCTTCGATTCCGAGTCAATAGCTACTGCAATCGCTGGATCCGAATCATTCACGCGAGCCGTGATCGAAAACACGATTGCAGTGCAGCGATCCGCGAATGCGGTGCAGCTCGAACGCTCAATCGTGCCGACGTTGGCAATGCGGCGTGCAACGGCTACGATTGCGCTCAAATGAGGCGACGGCTCGAATGGTTCCGATTCCGCCTCCCTCGCGAGGTGTGGCGCGTCGTCATCGTTCCGCGCCTGTTTAGCGAGACAGGATCGGAGCTGTACGGCGTTTGCGACTACGACCGGCGCATCATCAAGCTGAGTGCAGCGCAACCAGTCGACGAGCTGTGCAATACGCTGATTCACGAGCTTCTGCACTGCGCTGGCGCTGGCAACGCCTCGAACGTGTTCGACGCTGACCACGAAGAGCGCTTCATTCTCGCGTGTGAGCCGAGGCTGTGGGCCATCGTCTCGCAACTTGGGTTTCGGCCTCCGCTGCTCCCGGTCGGGTGGGAGCGGATGCACACGCTCGCTATGGAGGCTCGTCACGGATGAAGCGATGGCTATGCGAAGATCTGCCGCCCATCTTGGCGGTGCTGCGTAGGTGTCGCGACTATCCCGAAGCGCGCGCGGCGTTGCACGGCATCAACCTCGATTCGATTCGCTCGGTGTTCCAGCGGCATCGCCAATGCTGCGGGACCAATCCGCCTGGCTACTACTTCGGAACGGCGCAGCTTATGACCCCGAAGCCGCTGGCTAAGTGCAAGCCAAGCGATTCGATCCTTCTCGTGCCGGACGTGCACGTGCCCTACCACGACCGCGACGCGTGGCGCTTGTTGCTAGCGGTTGCCGAATACATGAAACCGGCTCACGTCGTCGTGCTCGGTGACTTCGCGGATTGCTATTCGGTGTCGTTCCACGACAAGAGCCCGCGCCGCGTTTCCAAGCTCGCAGACGAGCTAGAGGCGGTCTCCGAATGCCTGCGTGAACTAGAGGCCGCGACACCATGCGCCGCGCGCATCTACGTAGAGGGCAATCACGAGGCGCGGCTTTCGCGCTACATCTCGAGGCAGGCCGGAGCGCTCCACGGCATCGTCGGCACGACGTATCCAGAGATCCTAGAGCTTCCCGCGCACGGCTGGCACTGGGTTCCCTACCACCAAGCGTGGGCCATCGGCGACTTGCACGTGACCCACGACGTGGGCCGCGCCGGCGTCTACGCGGCAAGGCAGTCCCGTATGGCGTTCGGCTCTAGCATCGCGATTGGGCACGTTCACCGCATGGCGATCGAGCACGAGCGGACCGTCGACGGGCGACACCATCTAGGCGCGAGCTTCGGGTGGTTGGGCGACGCTGAGGCCGTCGACTACAGGCACCGAAGCCTTGCGCGACGCGAATGGGTTCACGGCTGCGGAATCGCGACGCTCGACGACCAGGGCCACGTGCACGTCCAGGCTGTGCCGTTCGTTGGTGGGCGCGCATGGGTTGCAGGATCGATCGTCGCGGCGTAGGTTGCTCGGCTCTGGAGGTCACACGTGAGCGAAGCGAACGAGACGATTTGCACGAGCCTAGCGACGGAGTTTCCCGCACTTTGCGCGCGATTCGAGGCACGCGAGGCGGTCGGTTTGGCGCGGTACGGAGTGCCGCTCGACCCGTTCGACGGGCGCAACTGGATTGCAGAAGCGCGCGAGGAACTAGCCGACGCGCTCGTCTACCTCACCGCAGCGGCTCGCGTATTGTCGGCGAAAAAGACCACGGACGCGGTCGACCTGCAGCGATGGGCCAGAATCAAGCAGATCCGACGCGCCATCGCTTACGCCCTCGAAGATATGGAGCGCGTTTGATGCACCCTCGGTGCTGTCACTGCGGATCACTACGGGTCACCGCTTGGCGCGAGCACGAGCGGCTAGAGTGTGTCTTTTTTTGTCCTATCCACGCAGAGCCCTCCTCGCGTCGATTCTCAGGCGGACTCGTCTCGGTCGACGCATCGGGGAGGCTTGTCCTAATCGGACCCAAGGATCCACGATGACCGTCAAGCTACGCCTCGTTCAACGTGCTGCCGACCCTGCCGCTCCGCTGCTCGTCGCCTATCTCGTGGGCTCGCAGTGTGACGCGGATATGCGCGCAGCGTTGCCCGGCTGCGGCATCGTGGCCAGCTCCGAAAGTGGCGTAGCGACGACGGGGGCAACGCTCGCGCAAGCGCGCATTCTGGCCGGCTGTGGCGACGCTGCGCCGCTGGGGCTCATCGGCTACTCGGCCGGGTGCCAGGGCGTGAGGCGGCATCTGCTCGACGGTGTCGAGGCCGCGGCCGTCGTCGCCATCGACGGCACACACGCATCGTGGCCGCCTGCGCCGTGGCAGATCGACGTGTGGAAACGCATCGCAGACCGTGCGCGGATGGGCTCGGGCCTCTTCGTCGCGACCTGTACCCAACAGCTCTACACGGAGCGCTTGGGCCCTGGCAAAGCCTTCGCCTCGACGCGCACGGTGCTCGAACGCGCGACCGGCGCAGCTCTCGGCGCTGGCAACGAGCTGCACGACGGAGGCTTGCACGTCATCGCCTACCCGAGTGCGGACATCGACGCGGCTGCGCACATCCGCCAACAGCGCGAGGTGATGCCCGACATGCTGCGGACCTACGTCGCGCCGTGGTTCGCTCGTGCGCCCGGTCTCGCGCCGTTGCTCGCGCGGATCGGCAGCTATTGGGCCGGGCTCGTCTCCGACGTCGTCGGGCGCGTCATCGAGCCAACTCCAGAGCCGCCTAGCCTTGGCCTGGCTGCTCTCGAGGTGGCACGCACGCAGCTAGGCGTGCGCGAGTCGACCGGGCGCAACGATGGGGCGGCAATCGCTGCCTATTTCGATGGCTGCAGCCGGCGCAGCGCGAACGGTGTCGAGGCGCGAACGGGTTGGGCCGCGGGCTGGGATTGGTGCGCGGCGTTCGCGTCTTGGTGCGGGTATCGCGCGCTCGGTGCAGGGCAAACCGCCCCGCACGGTCGCAGGATCGCGGTTTGGGAGCTGGTTCGCGATGCTCTCGAGGCCGGTCGATTCGACGACGTCTCTGCGTGGGGCTCGGGCCCTAGGCCGGGTGACCTCGTGATCTGGCAACGCGCTGGCGACCCTCGAAAGCCGGGGCAAACGGGCCACGTTTCGCGGTGCGAGTCGTTCGCCGGTGGTCGCTTGATTACGATCGGCGGCAACGAAGAAAACCGCGTGAGACGAGCCGACGTGACTGCCGACCTGCCTCGCGCGGTTGGTGTGATTCGCTACTGACTAGTGACTAGAAAAGGTCCGCTTGCCGCATCTTCGGCTTGGCCGCAGCGATGCGCGCGAGCGCGATTTCGTAGTGCTCTGGCAACAACTCGACACCGGCGAACCGGAAGCCCTCGCGCAAGGCAGCGATGCCCGTCGAGCCCGAGCCGGCGAACGGGTCGAGCACGAGGCCGCCTGGAGGCGTCACGAGCCGCACGAGCCATTGCATAAGCTCGATCGGCTTGACCGTGGGGTGCGTGTTGCCTTCGCCGCGATCCGCGCGGCTCGCCTTCGCCTGGTAGCGGAACACCGGGAAGAAGCGCGACGCGCCGCCGGTGTCTGCATAGCAGGCGACACCATCTGTACGCTGTCCTCCATGATGGATTCCTGCAATTCGGCCGTAAGATCCGCCAATCTTGCAACCACTCTTGAGCGTCCCACTTTGCTCATCCATCTCCGCGACCGCGCACCCTTCCGCGCACTCGTCGCCGCAATCGGGCGCGTGGGAAAGCAGGATGTTCGGAGGCCAGCGACCAATGGTGCTCGCATCGTTCGCACCGGACAGGTCGCTGGAGTTCTTCCAGCTATTCGCCATTGTTCCGTCGCGCTGCTTCATAGATTCCACACTTGCGGCAACTTTCGCACGATCCGATTCGCTAGCGTATCCCACGCGCGTCGCGTCCACGTTGATCGCGCCCGTCCCATGCGCGAGCACGTTCGCCGCGACGGTAACGTCGAGCGGCTTGCGCGCAACGACGATTGGCTCGTGCGCGGGCTTGAGCGCTGTGCCCCATCCAGCCCATTGCTTGGCGGCTTCGGTCGCGGGGTCACCTTTGTCCGTTCGCCAGTAGTTCACGCTGGACATGGAACAGTTTTCGCTGAACTTTTCCCCGGTGCGTCCGCGCCAATGGCCATTCACCTTGTCGATTGCCTTGCTGACGTCGAGCGATTTCGGGAACCCGCTGCCGGAGATCCAATGGATCGAATCCCGCACCTCGAACCCGGCATCCTCGATTGCGCACGCCATTCGGTGATATGTGCGCGTGCCGCCAAATGCGAGCAGATGGCCGCCAGGTTTCAGGACACGCAGCACCTCGGTCCACATCTCGACGCTATAGGCTATGCCGGACGAATCCCAACGCCGGCCCATGAAGCCGAGTTCATACGGTGGATCGCATACGGCCGAATCCACCGATGATGTTTCTAGGCCTCGCAAGACGTCGCGAGAATCGCCGCAGCATAGCCACCAAGTCATCGCATCACCTCAAAACGGGTAATCGTCTGCGGGCTTGCGCTGCGCTCCCGAAGGCGCGCCCCCATTGGCCCGTGCGATCATGCCGCGCATGCGTGCGGCGAGCGCTTTCTTGCTGCGCTCGTCGAGAGCATCGCGGAACGTGAGCCGACCCGAGCCGGGGCGATTTACCCACTTGATTCGGAGTCGACGCTCGCCCTGGTATTCGTCCCACGCGATGTCGAGCTCGACGTCGCAATCGTTGATTCCGGAGAGGTCGAGGAGGTCGTCCCCGGACCAACCGCAAGCGCGGAGGGCCTTGATTGTGATCTCGGCCGCTTGGTCGCTGCCGAAGCCGCCGACCCATTCGATCGTCGACGAGCCGGGCTTACCGTTCTCGAGGAACGCGAACGAAAGCGCGATCTGCTCGGCTCCGCTCTTCGCACGTCCCCATCGGATTTGCGACGGGTTGTCGATGCAGCGTGCCAGGTATTTGCCGGGTTCCGTGATGCTCATTTGGTCTTGCTCTCCTCTTGGATTCGATCGCGCATTGCGACCATTTCATGCATGGGTCTCGGGCTTGCGGCCCAGGCCTCGAACTTCGCCAGCTTCTCCGCGTCGCTTGCCAGTAGCGCGCGAATCTCGGCCGCTGCCTTGCGATTCCGGTCGACGGACTTCGCGAACGCGCTCCACGATAGGTCCAGCGACTCGGGAAGCGCAAAGCGGTTCTTTGCCTCATAGGCGGCCGTCTTGGTCGTGTAGATGAGGCGACGTCCGGTCGATACGCCCTTCGTGCGTCCGTCGACCTGCGTCGCGTATTGCTCCCACGACGCAAAGAGAACGGTGTCAGCCCATTCGCGGACCGCGCCGCCGAACTTGTCTTGCACCTTCATCGTCCATCGATCCCAATCCTCACCGGCCGGGTTCGCGTACTTTTTCAGATGCGCGTGCGCGATTAGCACGACGTGCATCCCGCGCTTGCTTTGGAGCAACTCGAGAGCACCGAGGAAGCGCCGCGCGGTCTGCAGGGCCTCGACATATCCGCGACCGTACCCGAACGCCTCGATCGACGGCTGCTTGTGCTCGTCGCAGACGTGGGCCCATAGCAGCGGCTCGGCCCAGTCGAGCGAATCGACCACCACGGTCTGATAGTCGTGCTCGGCATCGGTCAGCTCACGGACCGCCTCGAGGATGTCGCTCCACGCCTCGGGACGCGGGAATCGCGCCACGTCGAGCGCGCCGCTGCCGTCCTCGGTGCCGATGAAGATCGGCGATGGTGCTGAGGCCGCGAACGTCGTTTTGCCCACGCCTTCCGCGCCGTACAGCACGACGCGATGCGGGGACGCGATCGGTCCGCGCTTGACGTTCGCGAGACCCATTCGGCTGGTGTTCTTGGTTGCTTGCGTTGCTTGCATTTTGCTTGTAGACATATCCCCTCGCTTCGCTGTGACACTCACGAGCGTCTAGGATGGTCCTAGGCGCTCGTTTCTTTTGTTAGCTCGGTGTGCGCTCCGACGTGCTCGAACCGCTCCGAATCCTCGATCGACGCTGCACCGGCGCAGACGTCGAGATAGTCGCAGCGTGCCCCGAATCGGTAACAGGCTGCGGTGCTCCTAGGCCAGTGGCCGCGCTTACGATCGGCGCGCATCGCCTGGATCGTCGCGACGTCGTCGGCTTGGCATTCCGTTAGCTCTTGCTCCAAGCGGAAAATCTCGGCTCGTGCGTAGTAGGTCTCGGGCCGCTCTGCGATGGCCGCGCGAACGCGCTCGGCGTACTCCTCGATCGTCTCGTCGACCTCGCGCTGCGTTGCGTAGAGGCGGCCCTCCTTGGTGTACTTTCTCTCGGCCTCTGGCGTTGCGAGACGTCGGGAAATCTTCGGCTTGCCAAGCACGTCGTAAATGACGCCGGCGACGTCGTAGCCGAGGGTCTTAGCACCGAGCACGTAGTAACTGATTTGCGTGTCGACCTGCAGGCGATCCCAATAGGGCGATCCTGGCCCGACGTCGCTGCTCGTCGTCTTGTGCTCGAGTACCCAGTGTGCGCCGTGCCGATCGACCACGATCGCGTCGACCTTGCCCGCTCGCTCGATTCCGCGAATGCGCTTGCCCGTGCGCGGGTCGTAGATGGGGCAACGGAAGGACGCCTCGACTGCTACCGCGCGGAGGCCGTGCTCGGTGCGGTCCGTGTCCCATCGGAGCGCGTATCCGTCGAGCATGGCGCGAGCACGGGCCAGCTCTTCGCCATGTAGCTGCTCGAATAGGATCGGCTCGATCTGCTCGGGCTTGCCCAACCAATACGCCTCGAGGGCGGCATGGATCGCCGTGCCGAACGCAAGGGCCTCGGCCTTCTCTCCGCGCTTGCGGATCCCTTGTTCGTAGCGGTGTAGGTAGGCGCGGGGACATGACCTGTAGAGCGAGATCGAACTTGTGGTGAGGAGCATCACAACGGGCCTACCTCGAACCGCTTGCGGTTTGCAACAGAAACTTTTTTCTTGACCACGACGATCGAGACCTGCCAAGGTTCGCGGCGATGCGAACGCCAGCCAGCCAACAGCTCGAACGCCTCGTTCGGCCCGGTCCACGGATCGCTGAGGTGGCTCGTGCATGCGGGGTCTCTCCGACTGCGGTCCGATACTGGATCGATGGCCGGAGCGTGCCCAGTGAACGACACCGGGCGACCTTGGCGCAGGCGTTCGCGATTCCGATGGAGGATTGGATCAATGCCGAAAAACACGCGTAAGCCCACCAGAATCAACCGCCGAAACCTGCGGATCGAGCCTGCCCCGACGTTCGACCTCGAGTCGTTTGCGATCGAAGCTCTCGGCGGTGCCGTTGTGATCGCATGCCTTGCCGCGCTGGTGCTCGCATGACGCGCCCCACGATGGACGAGGTTCGCGACGAAGCGTCGCGGCGTTGGGCCGCTGGCTCGTCGTACGTGGATGCGCTGTCGTGGTCCGCAGGTGCGGGCATGGCCGTTTGGGTCGACCCGGACGGGTGCGAGCTCCTCGGCCTCGAACCGTGGCCGCCGGCCGATGAGGCGTCATGACGCCTGAGCAACTCGACCTTTGGCTAGCACTAGCAGACCGATTCGGAGCGGATATGCGCGTATACAAGAGCGAGGCGGGCAAACACACGACGGTCCACCCCATGGGACCCGTGCATGGTCGCGACCCGTTGCGGGCCGAGCGTAGGCAGCAACAGAAAGCGGATGCGGAGGCTGAGGCAAGGCGAAACAAGCGCATCGCGGCGATCGCCGAAGCGGTGGACGGACCTGCGATGCAGCGCACGCAGTTTCACACTGGCGAGCGCAACACGGATTGTGCCCGATATAGCGGCTGTCTTGACGCGTTCGTCGCGCGGTATTGCCAGCGCTCCGACGCGCATGCTGCGTGCCCGACGGGTTGCGCGTACTACCAGCGCGAACGGCTGTCGCTGATTTCGCGTCGCGATAGCCCGCTAGCGACCGGCGCGGAGGTAATCGGATGAGCCTCGCACAAGCGATCATGCTGGCCGCTCTCGAGTTCGCGCCGATCGAATCGCGGCCCGAGTTTCCGGGCTACCAGGAGACGCGCGCGGAAGCTCTCGACCGCTATTGGTCGATTGCCCAGGACATCGCCGCTGCCGCGCAAGAAACGCCAGTTAAGCCCGGCGGAATCAGCGATGAGGATGAGGCCGCGCTACTGCTCGCGCTTGCGATCGGTGAGTCTGGTCTCTCGCTCGACGTCGATCGAGGGCCTTGCTACCGAAAAGGCAAGTGGGCTGCTCGGTGCGACGGAGGCACTAGCCACACGATCTGGCAGCTCAAAACGGTGCGATTTGACGGGGCTGTGCGCAGCGGAAAAGAGCTGCAGGCGAATCGAGCGCTAGCGGCGCGGGTAGCGCTGTGGCTCGCACGAGGGAGCCTTGGCCAATGCCGAAAGATGGAGCCGCGCGATAGGCTGTCGGCGTATGGCGCAGGCTACTGCAAGGAAGGCCTGCCCGACGTGCGCGCTCGGTATGCCTTGTGGCGCAAAGTATCGGCTTTCCTGCGGAGGCCGAGGCCATGAGCAAGCTCGAACGAATCGCCGGCGACTACTACGCCACACCAGCTTGGGCGACGGAGCTAATCCTCGACGAGCTTTGGTTACCTACGCACGCGCGCATCCTCGACCCGTCTGCGGGCGAGGGCGCGATCCTCGACGTCGCTGCGGCACGAGGATTCGCGACGATCGGATATGAGCTGGACGCCGAACGCGCGCGCGTCTGCGGCGCGAAACATCCGACGATCCAATGCGACGCGCTCGGTCCAGAGCCTTGGTGTCACGCATCGGCCATCGTGGGCAATCCGCCATTCGGCAAGGCGCAAGAGTTCGCGGAAAAGGCGGCACAATGGGCCGAGGCGCACGGGACCGTGGCTGCGCTGCTCCTGCGTCTCGCGTTTGCTGAATCCAAGGCGCGGGTCGAGTTTCATCGATCGTACCCGAGCGCGCTGCGGGTGCTGTCGGAGCGGCCTCGGTTTCGTGTCGACACTAGGGGCACGGATTCAAGCGCCTATGCGTGGTTTGTTTGGGATCGGCGCTATCAGCCGATGGTCGAGGGATGGCGCGTTCTAGCGCGCAAGGAAGGTGCGTGATGCAAGGGCTGAAACTGATTTGGGACGCGATTGCCTCGGTGGTCGCTGAGGCCATCATCGACGAGTGGGAGCGCAAGCGGCGCGAGATCGATGACGCGGAGCTGGAGGTGCTAGAGCGTCGCCTAAGTGAGCTGCGCAAGGCGCGAAACGCGAGGGCGAACTAGTGGCTAGCCCAGAGGTCTCGTTTCTCGTGCGCGGGCTGGCCATCGGCAAGCCTCGGCCTCGTGTGACCGCGCGCGGTGCGTTCATGCCGACCCGCTATCGCGATTACCAGCGCGAGGTGAAGGCGTGCGCAATCGAGGCCTTCGGGTTGCATCTCGAGTCAGGAGGGCGTTGGGATGTCGAGGCTCCGATGGTGCTCGATTGCACGTTCGTCTTTACCGACCATCGACGGCGAGACATCGACAACCTGCTCGGCGGGGTCATGGATTCGTTGCTCTCGGTCGCCTATCGCGACGATTCGCAGGTGGTCGAGGGCACTGCGCGCAAGTTCGTGCTTGGCACCGAGCCAAGCATCACGGTGCGGCTACGGCTGCTCGGTGAATGATGCTGAGTAAACCAGTCGGTCGGCTGGCAAGAGGGGTCAAAATGAAGCTATCGGAACAGGTGCGCGAGTTTCACCGCGCGATGGGTCAGCCCGTGCTCGAACGGCCTACAGTGCCGCGTCACGATCGAGTGCGGCTACGCTTGCGGCTCATCGCTGAGGAGTTCGTGGAGCTGCTCGACGCGACGCTGCTATTGGGCGAGTGCAACGTCGACCTCGGCGGCCTGCTACGACGCATTGTCGACACGTCGACAGTGAACGTGGATCTACCTTCGGCCGTCGATGCGCTGGCCGATCTGGACTACGTGATCGAGGGAACGCGCGCTGAGTTTGGCGTCGACGGCGAACCTGTCGCTGCGCTCGTGCACGCGGCCAATATGGCTAAACTCGGCGGCAAGCCCGACGCGCACGGAAAGATTCGCAAGCCCGAAGGCTGGCAAGCGCCGGACATCGAGGGAGAGCTAGCGCGTCAAGGGTGGCTGGAGTGACATACAGCGCGGCCGAGCTTGTTGCGCTTATGCGCAAGCGGCAAGCCGGCGTTGGGCTGAACGATTACCAGCGGCGGGTATTGGCGCACATTCGCGAGCAAGCGTGCGTCGACGAGATCTGTCCGCGATGCGAGCGAGCTGCGATCATCGAGGTCGATGCCAAGGTCCCACGGGCAACGGCTGAGGAGCTGGCGGCCGGTGAGGCCGAGCGCTGGTGGGGCCCGTGGGAAGATTTTCACAGGGCGTACGTAAAGAGCGGGGTGCCTCATCACGAGGCGCTTCGGATGGTCAAAGGAATCGAGGACAAATGACAACGAGGGTCTACAGGTACGGGTTGCTTGCTCCGACTGAGAACAGCGAGCTAGTCAGGCAGCAAATGCGGCTCGGCCATCGCTATCAGAACGACCTCATCGCGATCGAACGAGGCCGAAGGCTGGCGTTTGCCGCTGTCATGTCGAGCGACACGCGGATCGCAGAAGCCGAAGCCAAGATCACGGAAATCGACGCGAAGATCTCCGAAGCGGTAGAGCGAGCTCGACAAGCTCGAGTGGCGCGCCGAACCAAAGCAGACACCGAGCAGACCAAGTCCGAGATCCGGTCACTGAAAGCATCTAAGGCCGCTGCCGTGCTCGATCTGCGAGCCATCAAGCCGCTCGTGCAATCCGAGCTGCGACCTAGGATCGCGGAAGTCGACGCTAGGGCTCACGAGCTGCAGATCTCCGCTCGCGCTCACTGCGGGGTCTATTGGGGGACCTATCTGCTAGCGGAAGCGGCGGCCGAACAGGCGGCAAAGACCACGAAGGGCGAGCTGAGATTTCAGCGCTGGGACGGCTCTGGACAGGTCTCGGTGCAGATCCAGGGCGGTGCAGACGTCGACGACGTCGTCGGCGATTCGGACACTCGGCTTCGCTGGCCTGAATATGTCGAGGGGACGCGCAAGGCGAAGCGCACCGAACTTGCCATGCGCGTAAGCAGCGAAAAGGGCGTGCCGGTCTGGGCACGTTGGCCGATGGTGTATCACCGGCCGCTGCCCACCAATGCCCGGATCAAGCGAGCGATCGTATCGCTACGCATGCGCGGGCCGCGTGAGGAGTGGTCGGTCGAGGTCACGATCGACGCGTCGACGTGCAGGCTCCGCGACCGGCCCGATGGCGGCAAGGTGGCGGTTCATCTTGGCTGGCGAAAAGAGCCTAGCGGGAACGTGCGAGTGGCTACTTGGCTCGGCGACGATGGGGACGCTGGCACAATCGAGTGCCCCGAGCGTGTTCTGACCGGGTTCGCTAAGTGCGAGTCGTTGCGATCGATTCGCGATCGAAATCTCGACGAACTACGGGCGCGCCTAGTTTTGGCTCGCGAGGGCTGGCCGGTATGGCTGCGCGATGCGACGTCGAGCCTATACCAGTGGCGATCGCCGGGGCGATTCGTAGCGCTCGCGCAACGATGGAAAGCGGCTGGCGTGGCTCCTGAACACGCGAGCGACTACGGAGCGATCGAGGCGTGGCGCTACAACGATCATCACCTGTGGCGATGGGAGCACGACCAGAGGCTCAACTCGACTCGCTACCGTCGCGAAGTCTACAGGATCGCGGTGGCTGAGCTGTCGAGGCGATACCGTCGCGCCATCTTGATGGCGGCCGATTGGGCCGAAATGGCAAAGCTGCCCGGTATCGGAGAAGGCGCGCCGGACCTACCGGACGAAGCGCGGGCGCAGCGTGTGGAGACTGCTCCCTACGTGCTGACCGAGGCCTTGCATTCTGCAATGACCGAAGTGGTCTGGGTCGATCCTAGCTACCTGAGTCAAGCGTGCCGGCATTGCGACCACAAGGACACCGGCGACACGTGGGTTAGAGAATGCACCTCGTGCGGCAAAGCGAGGGACATCGACGAGGCGGCCGTTCGCACGATGTTGGATCTCGAGGAGGCCGGCGCGTGGTCGTGGAAGAAGGGAGGAGCCAAGGACGAAAGCGGCAAGGTCCGCGAGATCCGCGCTCCGAAGTGGGCCAAGAAACACGCGACCGAGGCCGCGGAGTGAACCGCTCGCAGGATGCTTGCCATGTGCGCGGTATTGCTGGCATCCTGCGGGACACGTTGCAAGGGCTGCTCAGGGCCCTGGAATCTGAGACCGCCAGTGCGGGAGCGCGAACTGCTCTGTGGCGAACGTATTGCAAGGGCTGCTCAGAGCCATCGAATCTGAGACGCCTCAAGCCCACGGTCGAAAACATCAAGCGCATCCTCTCGCAAGGGCTGCTCAGGGCCCTGGAATCTGAGACATGTCGACGTCAAGGACGACGACATCGCCGCAAGCAATATCGCAAGGGCTGCTCAGGGCCATGGAATCTGAGACACCATTACCGGGCGCGGCGTTGCAAGGGCTGCTCAGGGCCATGGAATCTGAGACTCGAGCGAAGGCGGAGCGCGTGGGCTCTACGCCGATGTTGCAAGGGCTGCTCAGGGCCATCGAATCTGAGACCTTTTGTGGCTATCGACTTGCTATGTCGGAGGAGCACAATAGCAAGGGCTGCTCAGGGCCCTGGAACCTGAGACGGTATAACGCTCGGCGCATTGCAAGGGCTGCTCAGGGCCATGGAATCTGAGACCAGCGGCAGTCGGTGGCGTTTGATAGAACACGCGACGAAACCGCTTCGGATGTTTGATAGGAGGTGCACAGTGTGGGCGAAACTTGACTGTGGATGGTATGAGGCGCGCTGGATCGATGGCGCACGAGCACGACGGGCCGAGCTGTTGGCAGCTTGGGCGGTAGCGCTAGCCTGGACGGTGCAGCACCGGACCGATGGCGTGATCGCTGACTGATCCAACCGAACCTACGACCGATCCGGATCACTCGGGTCACTCGTGGCCCTCTAGCCCTCACGGCTGGGGGGCTTCGTCGTTCGTAGCTTGCCTATTGCGCCGGTATGTAATACGGTTTGGGTGAGGTGCTAAACATGGACGAGAAACGCAAGCGAGGCCGTCCGCCTGTCATCGGCGTTACCAGGGGCCATCGAACCGAGGTGCGGCTCGCGCCAGCTGAGCACGCCGCACTGCTCGCGCTGGCCAAGGCGGCGGGCATGACGATCAGCGACTACGTGCGCGCCAAGGTGCTCGAGGCGGTGCCGCGATGACTTGGGCCAAGCTCGACTGCGGGTATCACGAGCAGGGCTGGGTGGAGGCGGCCACGGCGTCGCATCGGGTGCGGCGCGGCGACCTGCTCGCAGCCTGGACGGTGGCTCTGTGCTGGACGGTACAGCACGAGACAGACGGTCGCATCCCGCGCTCCCGCGCGCTGCGGATGGTAGCTGCGGCGGTAGGCACTAGCTCGCGCAAGGCCGAGGTCATCATCGCCGCGATGGTGGCATCGGGCACCTGGACAGAGGACGCCGATGGGTATGCGTTCGCCCGGTGGGGCCAGCCTCGCCTGGACGAGCGCGAGCGTGCGCGAGGGTTGGCGGCGGCTCGCCAGTCGCACCGGAGAGCGACCTCCGACGCATCGGAGACGCGACAGAGTGCGACCTCAGTCGCGACAGAGACGCGACAGAGGCGCGACTCAGTGGCGACAGAGGCGCGACACAGTGGCGACAGAGGCGCGACAGTGTTGCATGTCGGCCCTAGTGATTCCGCGCAGTTAGGTCCAATGTCACGCCGTGACACGTTGAGCGTGTCACGCTCTAGATCAGATCAGATCAGAGAAGATCAGATCAGATCAGAGCAGAAGCACGCTCCGAAGGAGCGTGTTCTGCCCGCGCCCGCGCGCGAGGCCTCGCCGACGTCGCCGCCTGCACCGAAGGCAGACACGCCGCCTACGGCGTCGCGCGTCGGCGGCACCGAACGGCTGAGCGAGGATACGAGGAAGATCCTCGCCGAGCTGAGCCGCCATCCGAAGCTAGCGCCCATCGCATCGCCGGAGCTTGCCGGAGTCATCGACGGTCGACGCATCGGTAGCGGCACGAGCATCGCCGACGTCGCGCGAGCCATTGGCGACGCCGTGGCGCACGCGGACGAGGGTATCGCCGCGGCTCCGCTTCGTCGCATGGTCGTGGGCTACTGCGACCACGCGCGCCATCGCGGTCGGCCCAAGGTAGCGCCCGCCCAGTCGGAGGTGCCGATCGAGCGCGCTTGGTATCCCAACCAGGGCACGATCGAAGGCTGGGCGAAGCAGCCGGTGACGCAGGCCGAGCTCGACCACATCGACAAGGTGTTCGGCCCGGGGCCATGGGACAGCGACAAGGCCGGGGTCAAGGCAGGTGCAGCATGATGCTAGGTGACGAGCTCCTTCAGATCATGACCGCGCTCGGGCAACGCGTTCGCCTCGAACCGCCGCAGCCCGCGCCGCCGGAGCCGCCTCGCGACCTCTACGGAGCGCCTCGCAGTTACGAGTGGGCGAGGACGGCGGAAGGGATCGCACCCTGCATCGGCTGGCCCGCGATCGAGCAGCTGCGGGCCTACAGCCGGAGCAAGCCACGGGTAGTCGTCATCTGGGGCAACCGCTCGGGCATCGGAAAGACGGCAGCGGCACTACTGCTCGCGCGCGGCCTGGCTACCGACGGTATCGGGTACTTCGTGAGGTGCACCGAGATCGTCGCCAGTATGCAGGAGGCTGGCTACGGGAGCACGCCAGACCAAGTGCACCGCGCTCGAGGTACGCGCGTCCTGGTGCTGGACGACCTCGGCATTGAGGCGGCCACCGAAGCCAACCGGGCCGCAATGTGCGACCTCGTGTGGAGGCGGGCGGACAACGAGAGAGCGGGGCGCTGCACCATCGTGACGACGAGCCTTGGACCCGACGAGCTCACGCGCAGGTACGGCGACGGCATGACCCGTCGGCTACACGCGCAGGCCAGCGTCGAGATCGGGGGTGCAACGTGAGGCGCTGGCTCGGCGGCGATAGGGTGCTTTTGCGGCTCACCGACGGGTCTATCGTGTCGGGTAGGGTACTACAGCCACCGCGCGAATGGCGCGATGGCGTGGCAGTCATGGTCGAATGCGACGACGGTATGCGTCGGTTCGTCGAGCCTGCGAGGCTGTCGCCAGCGCTGCGGTTGGTGCACGGCGGGAGTGCGTAACTCCAGCGTAACCGGCAGCGTCACACCGTAACCGCGTGTGTTACGGTTTCGGTTACGAACCTAGGTGGCCAGGGTCGATATTTGCGGAGATTCCGAGGGCCCGACCTTGGCACGGTCCGTGTATTAGGTGTCGGCATGAACACGAGCAACCACAAGCGCATCGCGATCGACTACCTCCAGGCCTCGCGCACGTCGCGGGGCTACCGCTACCGCGCGCACGAGACGTCGTCCGACTGGATCGTCTCGGCGCGAGACCTGGCCAAGCTGGGGCGGATGCTCTCGGCCGGCGAGACGGATGCCTACTCGCAGTGGGCGGGGTCGACCGATGCGTTTGAGGTGTCGCGATGATCGCCGTACTAAGCGCGACGATCCGCAAGGGCTACTCGGCAGTCGATCACTACATCCGAGGGGACGAGTGCAGCGCCGTCGTGGGTCGATCGTACCGATCGGTCTCGGCAGCGCACGACGCGGCATTTGCGGCGATGCGCGCTAGCGGATGCGATCGCCGCCTGCTCGGCTCGCCCATCCGTCTCGAGGTTCGCTCGGCCAACGGCAGCGTTCGCGAGGTTTCCCGATGAGCGGCAAATCACGCAGGCTTCCCGACGGGACCATTCGGGTGGTCGACGCAGACACGTACTGCGATGCGTGGTCTGCGTGGGCCGAGCCACTCCTAGCCGCGACCGGCTGGCAGGTCCTTGGCTACGATCCGGGCTATCTGTTCGACGCCGGCACTCACACGGTGACGCTCACGTCGGACGATGTTCGCCGGCTCGTCGAGGCGATCGGCGGTGTCAAGTGAGCGCCATGTCCGACCGCGCGACGCAGTGTGTGCACGAGGCCGATCGCTACCTCGGCGGCAGCTACCTCAACGCGCAGCGCTACACCTACCGCGACACCATCACGGCCCGGCGATACGTCGTCGACGCCGATTCGCTCATCGACTTAGGCGACGCGTTGCGCCGTGCCAACGGCGCTCCGGCTCGAGAGCGGGCCTACGTGGCGTGGCGACTGGCCACGGCGCACCAGGACTGGAACGACCGAGGCGACCCGAGCGGGCTGGTGTGGATCGACTAGGGGACTGGTGTGGATCGGGCGACGGGTGGTGTGGATCGGTCAACGCCACACGTAGACGAGGCCATCGGTGGTGCGCAGGATCGGCTCGGTGCGTTGGTGACGCGGAAGCGCTGCGTAGCGCACCACGCGCACCAGCCTGCCGGGCCGTCCTCGTCTGCGGGCCTCGGCTCTAGCTACTCGAGCGGCCAAGGAATCGGAGCCTAGCAGGCGGCCATCGAGCTCGTAGTGATGGCCCAGCTCTCGGCGGCCTCGATGGCCTTGGTGAGCTGAACGCACGACGCGGTAGATGCGACGATGGCCACGCCACGGCGCGGTTCCTGCCTCGGCGTCCGAGTAGGTAGGCCACGCGCCAGCGGGGATCGGACCCTGTCGGAAGCGAGCAGAGAGAATGTCGAAGGGCTGGCCGCCTTCTAGGTGGGCGCGGACCTCGAACCAGATAGCGATCGGCATGGGCCGAACATATCGCACGCCGAGCCAGGCAGCCGAGAGCGGTTGACCGGGCCGATGCGTTTTGGGCACTTTTATACCTAAGCCCCCCCCCTATCGTATAAGGGGCTTGCGAGG